GCCTGGCACGGTGAAATTTCAGAGCACCTATGACGTTGCGATCGCGCAGGCCGAGGGCGGAAGCGTGGCCATGATGCAGAGCTGGATGGATTCACAGAATGCCATGGGCGCCATGGTCCGCACCCATTTCCGCTGCACAGCGGTATGGCAGCCGCAGGCCGAGGAATGGAAGGTGGCGAAGATCGATCGCATTCATCCGTAAAGGCGCGAATTGTGACATTCGAGGAATGTGCATCCAAGCTCAATCAAGCCGCAAGGCTAGTGGCGCGCGGCGATACATTGATCCGACGCGCCTGCAAGATTGGCGATGTCGGAATCTCGATCATGATCGGTGGCGGGCTCGCCATCATCGCGATTTATTTTGCCGGCTCGCCTGTCCAGCCGCTGATGGTTTTCGTAATCGCTTTGACGACATTGGTCGGATCGATCGCCATCACACTATTATTCTGGGCGATGCATTTGCTCCGAACCGCGAAGAATATCGTGGATCGATTGGCGCAAGATCCGCAGTGTCCTTGGGTGCATTGACCGTGACCAAACCCATCCCCTTTCGCCATAAACCATAGGCATGCCCTCGATGATCGGCCCCGGAAAATACGATGACATTTGCACGCAAGTCCGCGAAGCGACCAAGGCCGAAGGCATTGTGCTGATAGTCATCAATGGCGAGCACGGCGGGGGATTTTCTGTGCAGGCGCCGCTTGTTTATCACCTCCGATTACCTGAGCTGCTGCGAAATGTGGCTGATGAAATCGAGCGAGCGGGATGCGTCTGATCTGGCGGCAGGTGAAGATCAAGAACCATGGGACATTCGCCGTTCCGCCTCACATCCAGCGAATTGAAAAATTCGAGCCCGGCCATATCGGCACGCGCGGCTGGCAGGTGCGCTATCGCAAGCCCTGGAAGCTATTCAGCGATTATGCCCATGGCCGGAATGGCCCCGATGAATCGCTCAAGGATGCCATCGACTATTTGCGGCGCATCTATAAAGGTCCGACGCCGGTCGTCTTCAAACAACGAATGCGCACTGCGCGATCGTCATTGCCGGTCGGCCTTTCCGAAGTGATCATAAAACGCAAGGATAGAAAGGTGCGCGAGATCCGCATCCAGGTATCGATTCCCAATGGGGTGAATGCTCGACATACGACGAAGCGCATCTATGTTGGCACCGAGAACACTATCACGCGCAAGCGATATCGCGAGGCGGTTCGCCGAGCGGTGGCATTGCGCAAGCAGTGCTATCAAAAATACTGGGCGGCCTGCAGGCGATTGCGGCTGGATGATACGCGCGGATTGCGAAAGCGGCCGTGATCGCCTGGCGCAATCAATTGCTCGGCGGGTCCAATGTCTTCGGCCGCTCATGCGGGATGATACGCTGCGGGCGCTGCACGATCGCTGCGACCGTCGGCGTGCAGGTGTACTCCCCGCCTCCCGGAAAATAGATTGTCACCCATCCATTCGGGCTGCATTGCGCTAACCGAACGAGCTCGGCAAAGCTATCCTGCTTGTCCTCGAATTGGCGATGCGCGATGAAGCCGGCGGCGGCGCTCAGTGCGCCCATGCCGAGGCCAATCGCGTAGGCCAGGATCAGCTGGCGATCCATCAGCCCATCATTTCCTTTGCCCATCCGAGCCCGACGATAATGCCAAGAATCAGAAGCACACAGGCCGCGGCGCCGAGGGCGGCAAGCATGAATCCGAAGCCGAATCGCAGCCCATCAAGGATGGATATCTCGCACATTGCTGCCCTCCACTATTTCGGCGGCGCGATCCGGATCCGCAGGCCCTTGATCGGCGGGAGCTCATCCTGCGCCTCGAGCGCGCCCATGGTGGTGCAGAGCTTAGTCGGATCATTCCGGCATGGCCCCAATCGCCTGCAAGCCCCGCTCAAATCCATGGCGGCGAGCCCCGATCCGCAGGGCTCCGCAGCGCTCGTCATGCTTCGGCTATCCGCCGCCAGCGCGGTCTGGCATCCGGAGATCGCCGGCGCGAGCGCGGCCAGGATGAGCAGGATCGCCAGGCCTTTCAGGGGCGCCGGGTCCATAGCAGGATCATCGCGGCGATGACAATAGCGGCCACAATCACCCAGCGGATCAGACGGCCCGCACGCGCAGGCCGCTGACCGCCGGGAGCGGAGGGAAAGGGACTTCGAATTCCACCGGCTCGCTATAGGGCCCGAATGCGCCGGCGAGCTCGCCGCGCGCCCTGAATAGAACCACGGTCCCGAAAAATTCCGGATCATCGATCGGCGCATCGAATTCGACACTCTCGGCATCCGGCTGCGAGGCCGCGATCTGCTGCCAAGTCTGGCCGGCATCGATCGACATTTCGATGTCGATGGTCTCGCCCTCGACCGGCGTGCCGCTTGCATAGACGAATGTATTCCATTCCGTGATCAATCGCATGGATGGCCTCCTCTATTTGCAGATCAGCCGGCTCGCCGATTTATCGGCATTGCCTTGGTCGACGACTTCCGCGGTATCGAGCGCCCAGTTAAGCAGCGCCCCGGTATTCTCACCGTCCCATTTCGGGAGCGGGCGGTCCTGGAGCAGAGTCCCGGATGGACAGGCATGTTTCACTGTCACTGTGGGTTCGTTCGCACATGAACACAATGATAGAGCGAGGCAGAGGACGATTGTACCAATCAGCGACTGCGGCATCTTTGGCCTCCAGCGCCCGGAGCCGGGCCTTATAGCGATCATTTTCCTGGCGCGCCCGGGCGAGATCTTGATCCCGCGTCTGCAATGCCGCATCGGATGCCTTTCGCGCGGTCTCCTGGGCCTTGACGGTCGCCCCGAGGGTATCGATCCGGACCTTCTGCTCGCCATTCAGCCTGATCTGCTTCCATAGGCCGGCGCCGGCCCCGGCCAGCGCCAGGGCCAGAATGGCCAGCGCCGCGATCAAGATCTTGGTGGTCATCGCCAAGCCAAGGCCATGCCGGCTGCGGCCATGAGCAGCCCGGCCAAGCCGCCGCGGATCCATTCATTGATCGCCCAGGCCCGCCCCGATTGCGCCGCGGTCCGGGTCGGCAGCTTGAGAATGAATCGCACAATCGCCGGCGCGGCCGGATAGGCAATGGCCCAGGCGGCGCCGATGATTGCCGCCGCCTTAAGATCGAGCGCCGCAAGGCCGGCCGCGGCCAGCATGGCGCCTCGGGCCGCGAGCGCGAGCCAGGGATTCGATTTCAGCGGCCCGAATTGCCAGCTCTCATAGATCGATCCATCAGCGGCCGGCATCCCGCCCTTGCCCATCAGCGCATGCCCCATGGGCTCACCGAAGCCGATGCTATCGGCGATCGCAAAGGCCAACGCCAGGCCGAATGCCCCGGGATCGAAAACATGGCCGGTGAAAATCGCGCAGCAATAGCCCATGGCAAAGAGCGCCGGCGCCTTGGGGATGGTCTCGATATCCTTCGACATGCCGCGCTGGCGATCGAGCCAGGACATCGCCGGGATGAGCAACAGTAGCAAAAATTTCATGGCTTGGTCCCCCTAATGCGATCCATGGTCTTGCCGCCAATGGCATCGACCATATTGTCGGCCATATAGCCCACGCCGAAGGCGGTCGTGCGCACGACGTTCTTGATATCCGGCGCCATGCTGTTGAAATCTGGGAAATGGGCAAACATCGCATAGCCCGCGATCGCGCCGATCAGGGCGATTGCCGATTGCGCCGGATTTTTGAACCAGTATTCGACAATGCTCGGCACCTTGGCGTTTTCATGGGTGGCGCCGGCGATGAGCTTCCGCAGGAAATGCGCGAGCAGGCCGAGGATCGTCAGCACGAATGGATCGGTGAGAATTCCCACGATCTCATTCAATGTGCCGCGCATGGGCTAGGCCCCTGGCGCCGGCAGCTGAAAATGCGGAAATTCCCGCTTGCCCTTGGGCCAATCCCCGGCCCATTCAAGCCCGATGCCCTTGCCGATTGCCCCGGCGCGCTGCCAGAGCTCGAGATCGTCGGTGTCATCGTCGGTCGGATCATTATCGATGCCATTGCCTCCGGTTCCCCATACGAGCTTGCCATGGCGCAGCACGACGATATCGAATGCCCTGGATGCCGGATTGCCGTCGGCATCGACGCGATTGTGCAGCGATTCGCCGGCATGCGCCCAGGTCACTATCCGCCCGGGCTTGGTGCGACCCTGCGCATAAAGTTCATCCTGCTCCTGATTCGAGCGATAGGTGCAGGTGATGATGAAATCGATTCCGGCTTTCTCGCACTCGCGCTCGAAGGCGATCGCCTTGGCGGCGATATCGGGATGGAGATCGGAGAGGCGGCGGCTCGGCATGGCTTAGCGGACTCGCCTCGCCCGAATCGATCCATCGGCCGACATGGTGGATGTGCCGAATGAACAATTGGATACAAGATAAACCGTAGTCGTGGATGCCAGCGAAATTCTCGTGACCGGCGTGATGTCGATAAGGCTTCCGCCTGCCGGAGTATTGAGCGTGGTGCCGCTCGGCAGACGGAAGGCACTCGCCTCCGTTCCAACCGTTCCTGATACAGTGCTGATGCCCTGAGACAATCTGCTGACCGTAGTCGTTGCAGTGGTGGTATAGGTGGCCCTCCCTTGCACATCCCAATCGCCGGCGGTGAGTGAAACGCTCGCGATATTCGCGCCGACGCCATTGCTCAGCGCGGTGCCGCTCGATGAGGCCGTGAGATATTCGCCAATCTTCCCGGCGGCGGCATCGTCATTGGTCGTCGTTCCGGTATTGCTGAATGCATCGATCGCTGCCCGGAACGCCGCCGCTGTCGCGGCATTCAGCACCTGCCAGGCGAATGACGAGCGCAGCACCCGGAAATGGCCAGAGGCGCCGACATAGATGAGCGTCACCAGCAATCCGGCGGTCAGCACCCCGGCTGCGAGAACCGCGCCGGAATAATCCTTGATGTCCTTCACCCCAAGCGCGGCGACATTGATCGTGGACGCGCCGGTGTTCGAATTGCCCGGCGAAAACACGACCTCCATGCCGTCGAAATAGGACGGCGGCGCCTGCTTGCTGCCGACCGGCGACACGACATAGGCGTCCGCCGCGCCGCTGTCCGTATAGAAGGCCCCGCCGGCCGCATAGCCGGCGATGGATTTGCCGAGCTGATTCAGATCGGCGCCGCTCAATGTCTGGCTCAGCGCCTCGATGACATTCTGCAGCTCGCTTGGAACCTGATTCCATTCGGAGGCCGAGAGAGTGCCGCCGGTGACTTTGTCGTTTAGATCTTGCATGGCGCGCTATACCTGCGTGAAGACGACATCGCAATTGGCCGGCTTGAGCCGGCGGAAGAGGCATTCCAGGATCGCCACCGTATCGTCTCCGAATGTATAGGGAAACGTGATCGGGAAGATATCAACACCTTGCACGGTGAATGTCACGAAAATCGTAAATCGCGCTTCCAATTCGGTGACCAGAAAAATCGGGAAGACCAGCGGGAAAACCGCGAAATCGTGCCCGGAGGCGATCGATACGGTGATGCCGAACAATGCTGCCAGATCGATGAAATCCTGGCCGGTCTGGACGCCGAGCGCGGCGAGCTTCACCAGCACATGCAGGCGCCTCTGATCGACGGTCCCATTTCCCGGGAAGCAATGATCCGGGATCCCGAGCGCCTTTTCCCATTCCTCGAGGAAATAGATGGTCACCGATGGATTCGAATCTTCCTGATATTCGCAGACATGCCCATCGGCGGTATGCATCTCGCCCGCCAGCCCGCGCAGCAGATTGCGCAGATTCGACGCCGGCATATTCTTGGCCTGGAAGAGCCGGCCGCCCGGCAGATAATCAGCCAGGCGCTGCGCCTGGGTCTCGATCGGCAGCGGGGTCACGGCCATGTCACGGTCCCCAGGGTCGCAATCTGGCTATCGCTGATGGAGATATTCCCGCTCGGCGCGCTGAGCGTGAAGGATTCGACCCGCTCGCCGGTGATCGTGTCGACGGTGTTATAGATCACCGATCGGTAGGCATCCTGGGTGAGATCCTCGCCCACCGCGAGCTCATCGCTGAAAAGCTGCCCGAGTGAATCCTCGATGGCCTGCTTCATGCTGGCGGTATTCGGCGAAATCGCGGTGAATGTGAAATTGGTCGCGACCGCCGTCGGCGCGGCGACGATCATATCGTCGGGATCGGTATTCGCCGGCATGATCTCGAGCAGCTTGTTATAGACAGCCGTCACCTCCGATCCGCTCGGGATGGCCGGGGTCTCATTGTCGCGCATGAAATAGATGGTCACCTGCCCTACGGCCGGGGTGATCTCCTGGACGAATACGCGGGTGACGCCCGCGACCTCCTTGGCCTTGGCTTCGATCGATGCGGCGTTGAAATGCGCGACAGGATTCTGGAGGCGCGATAGAAAGCGCGCGCGCAGATCCTCATCGCTTTCGGCATCGGTCCCGCCGCCGATGCCGCCGAAGGTGACGATCGCGGTATTGTCCACGCCGGCGATCGGCGTCTGGATGCTGAGCTCGGCCGAGGCATCCTGATTCCCCGCCTCGCCGAGATCGAGCGAATCGACGGTCGCGAATGCGCTGGTGAATGACGCCGTGATGGTTCCGGTCGCCGGGGTGGCCGGCGCTCCGGAGACCGAATAGGTGAAAGTATCCGCGCCGGTCACGGTCACAATCTGCGCGCCGTTGTATTCCGCCTGATCGGCCCCGGCGATGGTCGCCGAAATTCCCGATCCCAGATTATGCGCGCTCGCGGTCGTCGCGGTCGCGATCGATCCGACCCGCGTGATCGAGCTGACCGATACCACCTGCGCGGAAATGGTGGCATCGGCATCGGTCTCATATTCCATCCCATCGGAGGAGGTGACGACCGTGCCCGATGGAATCACGCTGCCGGCGGTGCCGGTGAATGCAATCTCGCCGCTCGCGGCCACCGCCGGCAGGCGCGAAATGCCCCAGATCGCGGCCCAGCGCACCAGATATTCATCGGTCGCGGTGTCGGGGATGGATTGCCGGATGGCGGCTTTGAGCTGCAGATAGAAGTCATAGATGCGGCTCGCGATGCCGGTCACAATCGCCGAGAGCCAGCTATTCCGCAGGAAGGGATTCGAGCTCGGGATCGCCCGCAGAACATCAATCTTGGCGCGCTCGATGACTTCCGTGGCCGATTCGGGCAGATTAATATGCACGTCCGGTTCCCTCCCACAGCCGATAGAATCGGGTCAGCACCTCTGAATTTGGCCGGGTCAGTATGATCGCAAGGCCATCCAGTGTCATGTCCGCCTCGATCTTGAGCGCAATGTCATCCTCGATCATCCAGGCCAGGGCGGATCGGGCCTCGGCCACGATGCCGTTCAGTGTGGAGCGCGTAAGCCGGGCCTGCTCATAGAGCCAGATTTTCGAGCCGATCTCGACGCCCGGGGTCGCCAGATTCCCGATCCAGCCGCGGCGAAGTTCCGGTGGCTGCATTTCCGAGGCCGAGGCGCGGGCCTCGCAAAAGAGCGACATCAGCAGCGCGGTATCGAGCTGATCGGCGGTCTCGATATCGCCATTGCTATCGATCCGAAAATCATAGGCCTCCTCGCCATTATGCAGAACCGCCTCGGCGCCCATCAGACGACCCCTCCGGTATTCGATGTTCCCGTGGTCACGCCGCTATGGACATGCGCGGCCCCGATGCTCTTTCCGGCCTGGGAGAGGGTTCCGCTCACCGCCACGCTATCCGCCGCCAGGCCGCCGACGACCGCCACCGCGCCGTTTAGCGCGATGGTCGGCGCGGTGAGTGCAATGGCGGCGGAGCTGTTCAGCGTCAGGGCGCCGGCGGCCGTGATATCGGCAGCCCCGCCGGCGCTGATTGACACATCCCCGGCGGCGGTGCCGATGATGTCGCCCGCGGCATCGATCTTGATATCCCCATTGGCGAGGAATGTCACCGCGCTGCCGGTAAGCGGGCTGTAGATGGTCACCTCCCCGCTCGCCAGCCTGGCGCGGCGGTTCATGCTGGTCGGAATGGCCGCCCGGTTATCGAGATTGCCGCCGATCGCGAGTAGCAGCGCCAGAGAATCGCCGTCGACATTGGCGTGCATGCCATAGGGAAAGATCATGATCGTATCGGCGACCTTCCCCAGATATTCGGTCTGCTGCAGCGGGAATTGCCCATCATCGGCCCCGGCCCGCACCACGCTGGCCCAGCGGATGAGCTTCGCGAGCAGGCCCGGCATCAGCCCTCCCCCTCGATCAAGAATTCGGTCCCGGTCTTGTCGGTCACAGGCTGGCTCAAGGAAAGCGTAAAGGCATTCGGCGGCATGCAGGTGATGGTCGTCGTGCTGCCGGCGCTTTCATCCAGCGAGAAGGCGACCGCGCTGATGCGCATATCGCCCTCGATATCCACGAATTCATCGCGCACCCGCACCAGCCGATTGACGCCCCAGAGCGCGCCGCCCGGGCTTTCGCGGAATCCAGGCAGCACGCAGGAATAGAGCTTGCCGCGGGATTGGCGCACATTCGCCTCCCATTCGGCCCGGGCGGTATTATCCTTCGCCGCCAGGGCGGATTCCGGCTGCAGCGCGAGCTGGCGGCTGCGGCGGATCGAATTATCGATGGCATAGCCGCGTTGATTGACGATATGGCTTGGCACGACGATTCCCGCATTGGCCAGGGCAACCAGATTCAGCGAGCTGGTGAAGGTATAGCGATAGAATCGCGCGGTCATGTCATAGCTCGCCGAGGAGGACAGCACATTATTGTCCGGGGCGCCGGCGAGATTCTGGATCGCGCCGGCCGATCGATCCTCGCCGGCCCGGGCAATCACGATATTGCCATCCGGATCGGAGGTGACCAGCACCTTCCGCTTGCGCGCCAGCTTTTCGATGAATTCGAAGCATCCCTCGCCCGGCTCCGGGGCGATTAGATCGACCACGGTCTTGAATGGCTCCGGATTGGCCAGATCGATCACCTTGATATCGGCGGCGCCGATATCCTTGAGCGCGAGCTCGATGCATCGCTTGAGGCTGATCGGCGGGCGGAAATCGGAAATGCTCCGGAGGGTGGAATCGAGCAGATCGGCAGGCTTATCCCGGCCGCCGATCTGGATGGTATGGGATGTCGCCGAATAGGCGATGTCCACCCGCTCGATGAATCCGGTCGCGATGATATCGGCATCGTCTCGCACCCGGCAGGGCTCGCCGCCCTTGAAGGGCAGCGCCGCGCCGCCCGCGCGGCTCGCGCCGAAGCTGAATTCGCGGCAGAGCGCATCCATGCGGATATTGACCGCGATGTCGGTAAAGGCCTCATAAACGGTGCCATTGACCTCGAGATTCATGCCGTCACCACCGTCACCGGGCCCGAGAGATTCGAGACATTATCGCCATTCAGGATGGCGATCGATTCGCCCTGCTCATCCGAGCCGTAGTAGGCGAATGCCAGCAGCCGGGCGGTGGTGGGATGGGTTTTCACGGTCACCAGCCGGCGGGCGCTGATGCGGGCGCTATCGAGCAGCACCAGCGCTTGCTGGCGCAGATCAGCCAAGAGCTCGCGGCTATCGGTATCCATGCCCGGCCCATCGATCACCGCTTGATATTGCCGCTCGAGATCGGCGGTCGCCTGATCGACATCATCGACCGTCTCGAATTCGATCTGGACGACGGCCGCATAGGAATAGCCGAGCGCCTGGGCTTGCATGGCATTATCGAAGAGCGCCTTATTATCGGCCGCCTCGATCTGCGCGGCGGTTACCGGGATCTTGGCGGTCGTCTCGTTCCCGAAGCCGAAATAGCCGCGAAAATGAATGAGCGCATTGCGCGGATCATCGAACAGGGTCGTCGCCCGCTCAAACATATCCGTGATGCGCAGCGCCAGATTGATCGGCGCGGTGATCAGCGCCGCCGATTCAAAGGCCAGCGCCTCGGCGGCCGCCAGATATTCGCTCGCCTGATCGATCGGGGCCTGGGATTTCTTGAATGCGAGCGCGGCATCTTGCACCGAGGCGGTGGCCGCCTCGAAGCTCCCGAGAAAGCCGGGCGTCACATGATAGGCGCTGCCGAAATTGCTTTGCAGCGCGCCGCTCACGGCGTTATTCGCCTTGGCCACGCTGCTCGCGGTGATGCCGGCCGGCACCGGCACGCCGGGGCCATTGTCGATGAAGAATGTGACCTGAATGGTCCCGGATCCAAGCGCGGTGAAATCCTCGGCAAGGGTATAGGGCCCTGCGACCACATTCTCGATCCGGCCGTGGAAGGGATGCAGGAGGGTCGCCGGCGCCGGATTCTCGAGCGCCGCCAGGATGGCATCGCGGCGCGCGGCATAATCGGCCGAGCCGAGCAGGATCGTCACCGGAAAGCTGCGCGGGGTCTGGCCTAGATTTTCTACTTTCTGGCGCGAGGAATTCGGATAGGAATGGATGACGTTTTTATTGCCGCCGGCGACCTGCCCGCCGGTCATCAGGAACGGCACGTCCCGATATTTTCCGGCGAGGACATCATCGAGATTCATAGCAGGCCGTATTCGGCGCCCATCATATTGACGCCGACATTCAGATTCTGGGCATTCCCGGCGCTGCGCGTTTTCACCGATTCGATCGCGCCCTTCGGGGCCCGCAGATTGACGTTGATGTCGGTCATCGATGCGCTCTGATAGCTGATATTTCCGCCGAGCTCGGCATAAGCGGCGGTATCCTCAATCGCGGTGGTGATCGCGCCCTTCATTACGCCCGCGATCTGGACGACGATGTCATAGAAGCGGCTCAGAAATTCGACGGTCCCCGCCAGGAAATCGGAAAGATCCCGGAAGGCATCGGTCAGGCCGATGATCACCGGGGTCGCGATCAATTTGATGCCGCCGAATACCAGCTTGATGATCTCCCACCAGCCCGCGAAGACCATGGTCAGCACGCCGACGATATCGCGCACCGGCTCGAAATGGTTATAGAGATAAATCAGGCCGCCGATCAGCGCCGCGATCGCGATGATCGCAAGCCCGATCGGGCCGGTGGCGAAGGCGACCGCCGCGCCGATGGCGCCGAATCCGGCGACGATTGCTGGCACCAGCGACACGATCGCGCCGATCCCGATGATCAATGGCCCGAGGATTGTGGCCAGCAGGACGCCTACCGCGATCACCTTCATGGTCGCCGGCGAAAGGCCTTTCAGCCAGACTGCCAGATCCTTGACCGATCCGATCAGCGGATTGAATGCATCCAGCAGCGCCTTGCCGATTTCCTCGCGCACATCGTCGAAGGCATTGCCGAGCTGCCGCAGCGGCCCCAAGCCGGCCTTGGCCGCCGCCTCGGCCATGCCGCCGACGCCGGTCTCGACTTTTTTGAGGATAAGCGCCTGCGCCTGGGCGGTCATATTGGCCTGCGCCAGGGATTGGATCAGATCCTTTTCGTCCTTGGTGAAGGTGATCCCCGCCCGCCGCAGCCCATCCAGGCCGGTCAGCGGATCATCCAGCGCCTTGCCCAGGGCCAGCGATGCCGAGCGCAAATCCCCGCCCGTGCGCGTGGCCATATCGGCCGCGGCCTTTTGCGCCCGCTTGAAGGTCTCGCCAGCGATCTTCCCAAATCCGAGCAGCGTGGTAGTGACATCATTCAAAATCGCCTCGTCTCCGAAGATGGTCGAGGCCTGCAATTTATCGGCCTCGGCGGTGAGCTCCTGCACGCTGAGCTTCGCCGCCCCGCCGGTCGATCGCACCGCGCTTTCGACCTTCGCCAACGCGACTGCCTGCTGGTCATAGGATCGGATGGAGGTGGCCGCAAGCAGCGCCGCCGGCGCTGAGACATAGATGGAAAGATCGCGGCCGAGCTTGCGGATATCCGCCCCGGATTTCCGCATGGTTTCGCCCATGGCCAGGATCCTCGAGCCGGTCGCCCCGGCCGCCGCCGCCGCCCCGGCCATTTTGGTTTTCACCGCATCGGTCGCCGCCGAGACCTGCCGGGCCACGGCGCTGTAGGCATCCTTCGCCAGGAAAATGAATGTGACCTTATTCGCCACGATTTACCTCCGCAATGCGCCGGTCATCGCCTTTTTCCTCGCCTCGGCGATCCGGCGCGCGGCCTTGTCGAGGATCAGCAATTCCGGGATCGGCAGCGATCGCGCGACATCATAGGCCAGGCCGCCCTCATAAAAGGCCACGAGCCCCGCGATCTTCTCGATCAGCTCGGCTTCGCTCTCCGCAACGCCGAAGCAAGGATAAAATTTGCGAGATAATCGCCGGCGAGGCCCTCCAGATCATCGGGCCCCATGGCATCGATCAGCGGCTTGGTGAGCTTCTGCTCGCCATCGACCATTGCCACCCCTGAGCTCAATAGCTCTCGGGCGGTGATCAAAACCTGCGCCAGCTCGACATCCGGCGAGATCGTGATCAGCATCATGATGCCCGCGCCGGTGATCTCGGCTTCGCTGGCCGAGGCCTCGCCGCCCTCGCCCTTCGGCAGCGCCCGGAAAAATGCCTGCTTGAGGAATGCGCATTCGGCCATATTGCGCGAGCTCGGGGCGGTGCACGCGATGAATTCGCCCTCGATCATCTGCCCGCCCTTGGCATAGGGGAGCTTGCGCTGCAGCCGATAGATGAATTCGCCGTCGACCGGCTCGGCATTCATTCCGCGGCCTTGGTCAGCATATCCTCGCTGCACCATTTGTCCTGCTCCGCGCCCTGATCGTCGGTGAAGGCGATGAGATACCGGGCCTCCTGGTTCTCGATCTCGCGGGATACGATCAATCCATCGATGCCATCCTCCTCGATGCGCACCGCCTGGCCGATCTCGAATTGAAATTCGCTCATGGGCATTGCCTCCGGGTCAATGGCCCTGAAGATCAGGGCGGAA